CTTCGTGATGTCAGCGCTCTTGCAAGATTAAACATTGGCTTGACCGCTGCTCAGTTAAGCACGATGTCATTTGCCGAAGCCCAAGCAGCTTTAACTGAACGCTTTAGCGGGCAGGCGGCTATTGCGGCGGATTCTTATCAAGGCAAGATTTCCAAACTTGGCATAGCATTTGATGAAGCACAAGAAATTATCGGTCAAAAGTTTATTAAGTCGCTAGAAAACATGGCAAACGGAAACTTTGACAAAGTAATTGAAACCATTGGCAACGCGGCTGTCATGGTCGGTAATGGTTTCATCCGTGCATCGTACGGCGTGCAAAAGTTAAAAGCTGCACTCGGTGGCAATTTCGACCAAGTAAAGAAATTGCAAGAAGCTATGAATTTGGAGCTCGCAGGTGGATTTGGTGTCCGTGGACGCGTCCCTGCTGCTCAGTTACAGCGCCAATCTCAACAACAATCCACAATCCTTAGAAGGTTAGAAAACGAGCGCAAAAAGGCTGCCGCAGCAGAAAATAAGCGCATACGCGAACAACAATCGCTTCGCCGCGCTGGCACAGTCTTTGATATGGAAAACATCCAAATTGTTGCAGCTCTACAAGGCAGAATTAGTGATGATCAGCGCTTACGACTAACAGCGTTATTGGCTATTAACCAACAAAACGCGGATGCAGCTGAGAAGTTATCTTTAGCGATATTAGCGACCAACGCAGCCGCTCTACAGTCTATCGGCGTGACGATGAAGGCCGGCGATAGCGTTGATGATGTCATTAAAAAGATTATTAACTCTCAGGCTCAACTAGCTCTAGTCGGCATGGGCTTAGCTACCTTGCCAAAGGCTAAGAATCCATTTGAAGATTGGACTAGCATTATTGCGGCAATCTTGGCTGACATAGGCCGAGTTTCAGCAGCCATAAACCAGATTCCTAAATATAACCCGGTTGGTGCAAACGTAATTAACCCAAGCACAGTTTCAAGTACGGGCACTTCAACTGTTGCAGTTGCACCTAAGACTTCATTTGATGTTATAGCTAAAGAGCATGCAGAAGCAGCAGCAGCGGTAATCGCTACTGCCACAAGTCCGCAAAATACGTCCGTTATTGTTGATGAATTAACCAAGCGTCAAGAAATGGCACGTTTGGCTACCAACATGGCTTATACTGGTTTGGCCGAATTTAAAGCTAAGGAATATGGCGACATTATCGTGCAAGTCAACGTGCAAGGAAACGTGACCACCGAAACTGACCTTGTTAATGCAATAACCGATCAACTTTATCAGAACCAAAAGACCGGAAAGGGTCTGCTATTTAGCAGCGTTGCAATCTAATGCCAGCACCCCAAATACGCGTTTTTGTGGACTTCGATAGCGATACGGCTTTTGAAGTAAACCCTCTTATATTAGACAGCGCTACAGAAGGCATTATTGGCACTAACACGCTTGGTTCAGGCACTTTGCCTGTGGAAATAACCAGTTTGGTCGAAAGAGTGTCTATAAGGCGCGGTAGAAACCGAATTACAAGCAAGTTTGAACCCGGCACTGCGGACGTGGTTTTATACGATCAAAACGGCGATTGGAATCCAGCTAATACTAGCGGGGCTTACTATCCCAATTTGTTGCCGCTAAGACAGGTCATTATTCAAGCCACCTATGCTTCAAGTACATATTATTTGTTTGCTGGCTTTATTCAGTCTTACGATACCGGGTTTTGGCAAGGTAATGAAGATGTGAGCCGGGTCACACTTAGATGCGTGGATGGTTTCCGTTTGCTTGCTGGAGCTCTAGTAACGACAGTTACAGGCGCAACAGCCGGGCAGGACTCAGGTACACGCGTTAATAAGATACTAGACCAAATTGGTTTTCCTCTAAGCCTTCGTAACATTGACACAGGCGACTCCACGCTTCAAGCAGATCCCGGCACTTCGCGTAATACCTTAGATGCTTTGCAACAGGTGGAAAACAGCGAATTTGGCGGCATATTTCTAGATGCTCAGGGTCGGGTCAATTTCAAGAATCGCACAGCGATGATTAACACGCCTAGTACGGCAGCTTGGACATTTTCCGATAATGGCACAAACATTTCATATACCAATGCTGACGTAGCCTTTGACGATACAACGTTGTTAAACAGCGTAACTGTCACCCGGGTAGGTGGTACGGCACAGACCGCCAGTGATCAAACTTCGATAGACAAATACTTCCTGCACTCAGGCGTACGTTCTGACATATTGGTGCAAACCAACGCCGAAGCCCTAAATCAAGCCCAAGCCATATTGGCAACGCGCAAAGACCCTGAGCCACGCATAGACAGCATCCAAATCAACCTCTATGACGACACAAACCCTAATAAGCCACTATCAGGCATAGACACAGAATTGCTAGACGGCGTAACAGTCACAAAGACCATGCCCGGATCAAGCAGTATTACCCAAAGCAGCGTAGTTATAGGCATCCATCATGACGTAACTAAAAGCTCTTGGAACACGACACTATTCACCTCAGAACCTTTATTGTCAGGTTTCGTCTTAGATTCAACCATAGATGGTATCCTTGACTCCGATGTCCTGAGCTACTAAAGGAGAAACATGGCAGGCGCAGGCTATAAGTTATTTAACACAGGCGATGTTTTAACCGCCGCACAGGTAAATACTTACTTGATGGAACAAACCACTATGGTTTTTGCTAGCGCTGCCGCTAGAACGACCGCGCTGTCGGGCGTGCTTGCCGAAGGCATGATGTCTTATTTGCAAGATACAAACTCTGTAGAAGTCTATAACGGCAGCTCTTGGGTAGCCGTTGGCAACACTGGCGATATAACAGGAATTACGACCGGTGCGACTTCGGGTTTAACTGGTGGTGTCACCTCTGGAACGGCGGATCTTAAACTAAACACAACCGCTAAAGGCGGTTTGTTAGTTGGTACTGGCTCAGGCACAGTCACAGAATTGACAGTTGGCGCTAATAATACAGTCCTAACAGCCGACTCCAGTACTGCCAGCGGACTAAAATGGGCTACTGCGGGCGCGGAAAGTTATATTGGGGCTGCGGCTTATCGTCAGGGAACAAACATAAATTATACGCAAAATGTTGAAACGTTAATTACTTACTCAGATGAAGAATTCGATTCATCCGGCTTTTGGGAAGGTGTGACAAATCCTGGTCGTTTGACGATTCCGGCTGGTCTGGGTGGCAAATATCTTATTAATTTTCAATGGAGAACGGCTACAGGGCTAAATAATTGCGGAGTGTTTATTTACAAAAATGGGTCAAGGCTGCTACTTGGTAGGGAATCAGGTTATTTGATTTTAGACCCTGACCTTAACGCCAATGGTCCCGCTATCAATGCCTCTACTGTTGTAGATGCTGCTGCTACAGATTATTTTACGATTCAAGTTCAGCAATCAGCAGCATCAGGAAATCAAACAACGTGGTCAAGGTTCTCCATTATGAGATTAGGAGTTTAAAAATGATAAAAGAATTTATTGTGACAAAACCAAACAAGCCACTTAATAGTTCAATTTTTTACAATGAAACTGGTTTTAATCTTTTTGTCAAAGATGGAAATTTAATAATTTCCGGTTGTGAAACGCAAGGTGAAGCCGATGCTTTAATTGCGGCTCACAATCCACCAACACCACAAGAGCCAACAGTTGAAGAGAAATTGGCCAGCGTTGGCTTAAATCTAGATGATTTGAAAGCGGCTCTTGGGCTGTAATGGCAAAACTATGCAAGGCTGGCATTACTTTAAGAGAAGCCATAGATGATGCGTTCCCCGATAGAAGTAGATCTCGTGATGGGTGGATCGGTGATGCGCGTCATGCAGCTCGTAAGTCCGATCACAATCCTGATGCTAAAGGCATCGTACGCGCCATTGACATTGACGCTGATCTTGGATCCAAACTGCCCGAGGCGTTCGATCTTGCGGATCAGTTACGACTACTTGCCAGATCTGATAAACGAATTTCTTACATTATCTTCAATGGAAAAATCGCCAGTTGGAGAAAAAACTACAAATGGCGGCGATATAACGGATTAAATCCGCACAAAACGCATATTCATGTCAGCTTTACGAAGCTCGGCGATGAAGATAGAAGCATGTTTAGAATTCCCCTACTAACAGGAGAACCGATAAATGGAAAGCCTAAAAAAAGCCGCCGCAAGCTGGGCGCGATCCTTTCTAGCAGCAGCACTAGCTACCTACCTAGCGGTGGGTTTGGACTGGAAAACAATCCTGACAAGTGCTGTAAGTGCAACTGCGCCTGTAATAATCCGTTGGCTTAACCCTAACGACCCGGCTTTCGGCAGACGATGACTCCAGCAGAATGGGCAGCCTTCGTGGCTGCCATCCTTTCGTGTGTCGCCTTGATTGTCGGTGGCCTTCGTTACATTATTAGACACGAAGTGCCAGCACTATTAGAAGGGTCAAACCTCGTGTCGCGCATCGAAAAGTTAGAACACATGGTTCTAGAATTGCTTACTAATGAGCGCAAGAAAACCAACAAAGTCAGAGCGCGCCGCTAAGCGCAAGGCTAAAGAGCGTGCAGCTGCACGCAATAAAGCCGAGCCGCTGCGCCCAATCGACTTATGGGCTGCATCTATTGTTGAGTGCTACGAAGCTCTCGTAAGAGCCGGTTATGGCGAAGATAAAGCGCGCTGGTACATAGAAGAAAAGATGCGCCTACCAGAATGGATAGCTCCAGCGCCAGCTGATATTCCTCATTACGATGATGATGACGATGAGGATCAATGAAGCGCATCGTGATCGTGTCGGATCTTCAAGTACCGTTTCATGATCCCAAAGCCGTTAAAAACCTTGCCAACTTCATCCGCAAATGGCGGCCTGACGATGTTTTATGCGTTGGTGATGAAATCGACTTCCAGACCATTTCACGTTGGAGCACTGGGCGCGATGAGTGGTCAGGAACAATCGGTCGCGATCGCGACACTGCTCAAAGCGTTCTGTTCGAGCTCGGTATCACCCACATTGTTAGATCAAACCACACAGACAGACTCTACAAATCTTTAAGCTCTAGGCTACCCGGGCTGATTGGACTGCCCGAGCTAGAGTACGAAAACTTTATGGGCTTTAAGAATCTAGGCATCAAATTTCATCGTAAGCCCTATGAGATTAGCCCTGACTGGATTATGGTGCATGGAGATGAGCAAGCCATTAACCACAATGCCGGTTTAACGGCCTTAGGAGCCGCTAGAAGGCATGGAAAGAGCGTGGTGTGTGGTCACACCCACAGATTAGGGGTATCGGCCTTCTCAGAGGCATCTGGGGGCGTTTTAGGGCGTATCCTTCGTGGGCTTGAAGTAGGGCATTTGATGGATGAAAAGCAAGCCTATTACACGCGTGGGACATTTAACTGGCAGAAGGGTTTTGGCCTTTTGTATGTCGATCGTAAAGGCACTACGCCGGTGGCGGTTCCCATAGATAAGCAAGGCAGTTTCGTGGTCGAGGGCAAGCGCTATGGATGAAACTAAGCCTGATTTGCACCGCACCATAGACGACCACATAGACATTTTCGTTACCTTACCGTTATAAGACACGCCGGTGTTCCGGTTATTGACAATCGCCGTTTAGGCGTACCCTTTTTCTATGTCCGAAGTACGGATATGGAAGGAGAAGCATGACAAGATATCAATTAGAAGTAATCTTGTGGTGTGGCTTGGTCAGTTTGGTGCTGACAACATGGTTTATTAACTTAAAAAACAATCACTACAAAAGGGGCTACAGGGATGGATACAACAGGGGCAAAGCGGTTGCGCTCGAAAGACATTTTGACTAATGCTAGTGACACGATCGATGAAAGATCACGCACGCATGGTCATTACGACCTCACTCTTCTTAGAGTGTCGAAACTCTGGAGCGACTACCTCGAACGCGAGATCGACCCGATGGATGTTGCAATCTGTATGGCGTTACTCAAAATCGGAAGAATCATGGAAGCTAGAGGCCATCACACAGATAACTTCATCGATTTGGTGTCATACGCGGCAATTAGCGGCGAGCTCGCGGTCAAAGATTGGAACGATTTGGATGCTTAGTCGATCACCAAAAGGAACATGGTGCGACTATTGCAAATTGCGATGGAGTGCTGACAATTGGCGTGGACAAACGCAAGCCATTTGGCAGATTACCAGCAAACGTCATGGCAAATTAGTTGTCAGACATTACTGCCACCCTTGCGCTCAGGATGCCCAAACGTGGCATGATGGCACGACTTGGACTTTCAGAGAACAACTCGAATATGCAAAAGGAGCACAAACACTAGATGTTCAACCTAAATGATTACGAAGATGTAGATACGAGGATACATAAATTTTATGAAGAATACCCGGATGGATCTATACACACAGAACTTATTTCGAACAACGATGATCAAGGAATCGTGGTTTTCAAAGCTACGGCGTACCGTACCCATGCAGATGCTATGGCTTCCGCTATTGGTTATGCGCGTGGTGCTCGCAAAGATCGCGGTGTGGATCGCGATTTTTGGTTTGAAAATTGCGAAACATCTGCAATTGGCAGATGCTTGGCTAATCTCGGACTATCTGCTAAAGGAAAGCGAGCTTCAAGCCTTGAAATGGCTAAGGTTGCAGACTCTAAAACAAATGGTAAGTCACCGATACGGGTACGCACCCAAGAGCAAAAGGATTTTCTAAATGCAACTAACCCAGAAGCGGAAATTATTTGGGATACAACAATTGAGCCACCGGCTGACGATCAACCCGCTGTTGCGAACGCAGCTGATTTGGTTAAGTCGATACTATCTGCCGAGATTATTCCAAGCTGTAAGCACGGTAATCGGGTCTTGCGTGA